CTCTTGATGGTCGTTCTTTATTTAATTTTTTAGATAATGCTCTTTGGGAAGAGCTTCAAACTTCTAGAGCATGGATTTATGTTGATTATCCAGAATTAACTGAACAACAGTTTGATTCGATGACTCCAGAAGAAAAGATGAATATTAAACCCTATCCTGTAGTTATTGAAGCTGAAAATGTAATTAACATACAAACAGATACACACCCTATTACAAGAATTAAGAGTTTATCTCGAATTGTTACACGTTACTTAGTAAAACGTTATAAAGAAGAAAATCCTTGGCATCCTAGCTATATTGACACTGTGTGTGATCATTACTTAGATGAACAAGGTAAGCTTGTATTAGATTATTATGAGCATCCTGACACTAATAGTCAAGTAAAAGTTCTTAATGGTGATGTAACTTATGAATATGAAGATAGACTTACAGAAATAGGTTTTAAAAAAGTTAATACTGTCTTCCCAACAAAGTTTGGAGAAAGACTTTCTAAAATACCTGCGTGGCCTATTAATGGACACTTAGATCCAGTTGAACCTGTACTATTACCTTTAATTGATAGAGAAATAGCTTTATATAATAAAGTGTCTAGACGAAATCATTTATTATATGGTGCAGCAACTTATACTCCAATTGTTCAATCTGATATGACAGATGAAGAATTTGAAGATGTTGTAAACTCAGGTCTTGGATCTTGGTTAAGAGTACGAAAAGATGAATCAATAACCGTTTTAGAAACACCAACTGCTGCTTTAGCTGATATGGAAAAAGCTATTGTAACTACAGTTGATGAAATGGCTAAAATGGGAATTAGAATGTTATCCCCCGAACAAGCAGCTTCGGGAGTAGCTTTAGAAATTCGTAATGCTTCTCAAACAGCACAGCTAGGAACACTTAACGCTAAAGTATCAGGTACTCTTAGAGAAGTTATAGCTTTTATGCTTAACTGGAAATATAATACTGAATATACAGCTGAAGACGTTGAATTTCAAATGTCTAGCGATTTTGCACCTATGGTTGGTGGAGAAGGCGCAATGCGTTTAGTTTCTGAATGGTATCAAATGGGTATTATTAGCCGTTCTACTTGGATTAATATTGCTAAATATAATGACTTTTTACCTGCTGATTACAGCGATGAAGAAGCTATAGAAGAAATACAAACAGATCCATTAACTCAACAAACAGATGTAGAAATGGATATTGAAGAATAACTCTAACTACTCAATGGAGTACTAGATGGATATTAATACAAAAATTTATGATAGAGTCGTAGATCATTTAACTGATGTTAGACTTTATGAAGAAAGTGTTCAATTACAAAATAAAAGAATTTTACAAAGACATAGAAAAAAATTAAAAGATGTTTTAAAAGAAAATATTAGAGCTGATGTAAAACCTGAAGTAAGACGCTTTGGAAAAGAAATTTTAAATCATCAAAAATCTAGTATTTTAGAATTTTCTACTTCTCAATTAGATTTTAACTCTGATAATTTAAATAAAGAACTTAAAAGTTTTTATAAAGTAACAAAACCTAGAAGTAAAGAGCTTTTAGCAGAAATTACAGGTCCAAATATAAAAGGTGTTAAATCTATTACTGAGAACATAAAAAACATTTCTTCAGGTGAATTAGTTAGGATTCAAACAAAAGTAAAAGGAGGGTTAGCAAAAGGGCTAACCCCTAATGAAATTATTAACGATGTTTTAAAAACAACTAAATTAACTGAGAATCAAGCTAGATCTTTAACTAGAACTTCTATAACTAGCACTCAAACTTTAGCATTGGCAAAAGTAGCTGAATCTAATAAACATGTTATTAAAGGTTTTGTTTTTACTGCTGTACTAGATGCAAGAACTAGTGCAATATGTAGTTATCACAACGGTAAAATTTATGAAATAAATGATAAAAGATTTCAACCACCTTTACATTGGAACTGTCGTAGTTCTTTAGTTCCTATAATAAAATCTAAAGACGAATTATTAAAAGAAACTTCTAATAGACTTAATAAAACTTTAATTAAAAAGAAAAGTATAGAAAGCCTTACAGGTGTTGTTCCTGCAGTTGAAACTTTTGGAGCATGGTTAAAAAGACAATCTTTTGATATTCAAACTAAAATTTTAGGAACAATGGATAAGGCTAATTTATTTAGAGAAGGAAAATTAAAGTATGATCAATTTATTACCCCTAAAGGTAAAGGTCTTTCTATACAAGCCTTAAGAAATAGAGCAGCTAATGCTACAGCAGTATATATACCTAAACAAAGACTTAAAGAAATAGATGTTGAAGTTAATTCAACCCGTCCTAGTTTTTTAATTAAAAATCCAAAACATAAAAATGATCTTCGTCAAATGTTTGTTTTAGACGCAGATGACTTTTCTAAAACTATATCTTTAACAGATTTTAAAGGTACTAGTCTTGTAGGAAAAACAGCTTCAAGACGTAGAGTTGGTAATGAATTTGATGAAAGAAACTTTAGCGCTGATCCTCTTACTGGTGAAATAAAAAATAATAATCTTTATGATCCTGATTTTAATTTATATCAGGAAAGATTAGATTTTATGCGTAATTCTAAACTGTTAAAAATAGATGAAAAAGACTTTATTGAATCATTAGTTGCAGGATTAGACGATAAAATTTCTGTTAATCAACAAACTGTAGTTATTGAAAATTTAAGAGTTGTTTTTGAAAGATATGCTAAAAATAAGCAACCTTGGACAGATTTAAATGCAGTAATTAGAGCTGAAAATAGATTTGCTGTACAAAACGTTTCGAGACTTTTAGATACAAGAGCTAGACGTAAAAATGAATTATTTATTAGTTACTTGTCAAAAGAAAAACCTCAAGTTCAAATTATGGGTCAATATTATGATCTTGATAAAATTTTAGGTAATCAATTAGCAGATCAAAGATTTATTGATAATTGGAGATCTAAAGAAGGAAAAAAATTAGCTAATAAATTATACTTTACAGGCAGATCACCTGCTAGAATTTATTTTAGAAGTTATTTTAAAAACTATCCTAGTACTAAAAAAATACTTAAAAAATTAAAAGAAGATATTACTTTCAAAACATCTTATAATAAATTTAAAGATAAATTTAAAAGAGAACCTTCTGATTCTTGGATAATAAAAACTTATGCAAAAGGAAGAGAAAGTATTAGATCAATTTTAGATTTAGAATTTTTAAATAAAAAGAAAAGACCAGAAGCATTATTAGTAGATCAAAAAGCATTAGAAACTTTAACAAAAATTACTAAATTAATTGCTTCAGGACAATCGACTGATTATGATGCTTTAGCTATTAATATTGGAAAAACTTTTGCGAAAGATTTTGAAAATTTAATACCTTTTACAAAACATACTTTAGCTGATTATCATGCTGAAGGTTCTAAGATTTTAGAATCAATGAAAAATCAAAATCTTATAAGAATTCAATTTAGAGGAAAAACACGAAGAGGTGTTTTAGATTTAGATACAGGTCGTGCGTCTGGCGGTTGGGGAGATACTATTTCTAGAGAAGTTCAAATAATTGATAAAGGACTTTTAAAATTACAAGAGGCTGAGCGTAGAGTAACAATTGCTAGACGTTTAGGAACAGTTAATGCTAGAGATAGACTTTATGTAAAAGCTAATAAAAAAACTTTTGTAGATGCCAGAGGTAATGATACAGGAATTCCTATTATCTCTAGAAATAAATTTGCTGATTATGATGCTAAACAAATTGATGCAGAAATGGCATTAATGTTAAATCATGTTATGAATGTTGAATACAGTGTTGATAATCAATTTTTTAACTTTATGGATGATATTGCTAGATTTAGAGATCCAAGAGGTAACTCTAAATACTTTGATTCTATAAATGAATTTCGTCATGAAATTTTAAATAGAGGTGAACAAGGCTATGGATTTATGGCAACTGCTAAATATCATTCTCAAAGAAACAAAAACTTTAGAACTAGTGTGTTTATAGACTCAAGAAGTAGAGTTTATCATAGAGGGTATTTAACCCCTACAGGTGGTGAACTTGTTAGACCTTTTTTAAACTCTGGAAAATCAATTAAAATGTCTCTTGGAGCTTTAGATGAATTAGAAATTCAAGTAGGAGCGTTAATTGGACCTGGAACTGAAGCTTTAACCCAAGCAGGTCGAAGAGCTATCTTTAATAGAAATAAAAGTAAAATTTTAGAATTAGGTGGATTAATTCAATCTACTACTCAACGAGATCGCAGATTAAGAGAATTTTTAGAACACCCTTTAATAAGAGGTTTAGAAGGAAAAGAAGTTCCTAAAATGGCTCGTATGGCACTTGAATATAAAAGAATTCAAGATCATTTAGATTCAGGAAAACCATTAACTTCTTATACTACTAAACTAATGATTGAAAATGATGCTAGTTCATCTGGTGCTCAAATTATTGGATTATCTACTGGTGATCGTGCAGTATCTCAAGCATCTAATGTTTTAGCTACACCTCAAAAAAATAGACTTTATGATTTAGTAGCGATAGATACAGTAAATGATCCAGAATTTCTTAAGATACCTGCCTTACGTGATGCTAACTTAACATGGGAAGATTTAGCAGCCGCAGCCAAAGGACAAAACATGGTTGGCTTTTATGGAGCTGGAACTGCAACTAAAACTATGAGAGTTTCTAAAGGACTACAAGATGTTTTAGAAAATAAAGATTTTTTAGTTATTACTAAAGAAACTTTAAATCCTAATTTAAGAATAGTTGATGGAAAAATAAAAGTAGCTGAAAGAATAGGCGCATCAACTGTTGTTGAAGAATTAAAATCTTTTAGAAAAGAATTAGTTGAATTAATTAATAAAAATGAGTCTGTTGGAAGAACACTTTTAAAACAAGCTCAAGAAATACATCCTGATGTTGGTGACTTTGTAGAAAAGTTAACTAATACAAGAAAAGGAATTATTGGTCCAAAAGAATTTGCAGAAATATCTAGGATCATGTCAAAAAACTTGTCACAGCGTGCGCCTGTAACAGATAATTTTATTAATTACTGGAAAGAAGTTGCACAGGTATATGTTAATGAAACTAAAAAAGTAGATATACCTTGGGTTACTTTTGACGGAAAAATTGTGACACAAAGATATCGTCCAAAGTTACAGGAAAGAATCGAATTTAGAGATCCTGTAACAAATAGACGAATAATTAACATTTATGAAGCTAGTGCAGAAGATGGTAAACTTTTAGGTAAAGGTTCACTTAATGATGCTAGAATTGGATTAGGTGTTAATGGAAATCACAGTAATGACGCTGTTATCGTACGACGATTTCATTTATGGGGTCGAAAAAACAACGTTGATACTGGCACTATCCACGATGCTTTCTTTACTAATATTGGTGAAGCAAGACGTGCGAAAGATGTCTTAAGAACCATCTATGCTGATGCTCTTGAGGGTGATACTATTCGAAAGACTTTACGCGAAATGCGTAAACAAGGTCTTTCAAGAAAATCTTATAATGAGCTTTTAAATAGAGCTATTTTTTTAGGGTTAATTGACCCTCCAAATAAGATTACAAGAAAAGACATACTAGCTCCTATTAAAGAAGGAGATGACTGGTATGGCATTGGTCCATAGTTATTTGTAATAGCCTATAGGACTTTTAACCGTGTCTGTGACACATTAAAACAAACTCAAGCTGTGCTTGAAAGGAAAAATTATGAGTGAAGAAGAAAATAAAGTTAATGAAGATATAACTGAAACAAATGAAACTGAAACAGTTGAACAAGAACCTGTTCAAGAGACATCTTCTACAGAAGAACAAGAAAATGATCCAGTTGAACAAGCGATTAATGATAGACTAACAAAAATGAAGTCTAATATGGATCGTATGGTTAAAGAGCGTGATGCAGCTTTACAAAAAGCGGCTGAAGTAGAACAAGCTCAAAAACAAGCTGAAATTAAAAGGCTTGAAGAAGAGGGTAAACTTACTGAAGCTCTTGAAATGAAACTTGCAGAATCACAAGCTAAGTTAAAAGTATTTGAAGAAGAAAATACAAAGCTTAATCGTGATAATGTAGTAAATTCTCAACTTGCGAATTTGGAATTTAGAAATGAACGTAGTCGTCAAATGGCGCAACGTGATATTGTCGAGCAACTTGTTCAAAATGAAGCTGGTCTTTGGTCTCATAAATCAGGTATTACAATTCAAGATTTTATTGAATCTTACTCTAAAAATGAAGATAATTCATTTTTGTTTCGTATAAAGGCTAATAGTGGTGCTGGAAAAACTACTCCTTCTGCTTCGTCAGATACAACTGAGAAAAAATCTATTTCTCAAATGACACAAGAAGAAGTATTAAATTTAGCAGCTAAAGGTCAATTAGGACAATTCAATTATTAAATAATAGTTATCTATAAGGAATTAAAATTATGGCTATTACAAATACAGACTTTCAGAATGTAGCACTAGCTATTTCTGCTTATGCTGATGAAGAATATACAACAGCTAAAAAATTAAACTCAACAGATATTGTTGGAGGTTCTTCTGATATTAAAACTGATGGTGAATCTTTTGTAGGACAAATGCGTTGGTACAAACCACTAAGTCCAACCATTAATGTACCATCACTTTCAAGTGCTACTGATGGAACATACACAGATATTACAACAGAAATTTCTAACTATGTAAAATCAATGCGTACATTTGGCGCTCAACAAGTCAACTTACAAGAAGTTATTTCTCGTCAAGATGGTCTTGCTAAGATTGCTCGTGACTTTGCACAAGTACGTGGTGATGATGAAGGTAATGCACTTATGGAATGCCTTAAAGGTGTTGCAGCTTCAGAAGCAACTCTTGGTGATGCAGGTGGCTCTGGTAACGGTGGTCTTCTTAACTTTGATACAAATGCTGATGCAGCTAACACAGGTTTCTTTGTTGACATTAACGCTCTTGGTGAGTTTGGTGCAGCAGCTACAGGA